ATTTTATTCTCCCAAAACTTCATCCATTTTTGTGGAGATACTTCTACTATTTGTTTTAAGTTTCTAGGTGTATGTCCTATTTTTGAATTTAATAATCCTAACCAAACTCCATAGTTTACTCCAAACTTAAACAAAGAACTTCTTCCATCGTGAGGCATAGCATGAACTTTTTCTATGTATGCTATTATTTTTTCTTCAGTATAAGATGTTGTTGCCATAGATAAACTTGTATTTCTACCAGATATTAATGGATTACATTTTTGAGATATTACATCTATTTTTTTTGAATTAGTATAGCTTAATGCTCCACTAGCTCCGGGATCTATTCCAATTACTGTTATGTTCATTGTGCATCCTTTCTATGTGTGTAATTATGAGAACTTTTATAAGATTTCTTCTTATAAGGTTTGTAATAATAATCCTTTTTAATCCTATATTTATTACTAATTATTTCACCTTTAAACATTTTTATTACTTTTTCTGTTATAGGTTTTAATATTTTCTTTAAATTAGTATTATAATATTTACTACATCCTTTATTTACTATATTTGCTGGTATTGTTTTAGGGGATGAATTTTCGATTTCTTTGAACCAATAACATAGTCCTTTAATTTCGTAGTAACACCCCCTGCAACTTTTATTATTATCTACCAAGAGTATCTTTCTCTGCTTCTTTATGGTCATTGTAAAACTTACATTTATTACCATTGAATCCCATTGGATAAGTTCCTATTTTGCCATAACGACTTTTTGCTACAATAACTTCGCTTTTGAATTGATTGTACTTTTCACTATCAAAGTTATGCCCATAGAATACAAACATAGCTGCTTCAGCCGCTTGTTCAATAACACCTGATTCAGCATAATCACTCATTCTAGGTCTTGGATCAAATCGCTTTTCAATATCACGATTCAATTGAGATACAAGTAAACCTGAACAATTTTCTTGTTTACATATCCATTTGTAATCTTGAACTATTTTCTCAATCTCAAACCTTCTATCTTTATTCTTTAGTCCACTTTCAATAAGTTGTATGTAATCATCAATCACAACATCAGGTTTATGCTTGGTAATTTCCCTTATTGAATCATCTAGTGTTCTTATATCATCATAAGCAATAAGATCTTTGTACTTTTCTTTTACATATTCAGATACACTTTCTAGTGCTATTTGTTTCTTTTCATCTGTTATACCTGATCGAATCATAGAGTAAGTAAGATCTTGAGATTCCATTACAAATAACTTTTTCATTGTTTCTACATTACTCATCTCACGATTAAATAACATAACACTATATCCTTGTTCAATCAAACCTCTAACAATGTTTAGCATTAAAGTTGTTTTACCATGTCCCGGTCTTCCTCCAAGAACTGTTAATTCTTTACGAGTCATACCACCTGCGAATCCATCTAGATTTCCAATACCAAAGTTAATTAGATTTGTTTCTTCTTTTACTGCTACTTTAGCTTCATCAACAACATCAGATATGTTTTTGATTTTTGAAGGTTGTATGTTGCGTAATTCATTAACTAATCTATTGTGTTTTTCTAGAATGCTACCAACGTCTTTAAAGTTCTTAAAACTAGCATTAAGTAAATCTTGAGCAGACTTAGCAGTCTCTCTTTGAATATACTTTTCCCACACAATTTTAGCATAATGCTCTACTTTGCTTTTGCTTACAATAGAATCTTGAAGATCAAGTAAATAAATAGTATCTTTTTTACCATTTTCTTCAAACATTTTATCACCAACAGTTATAACATCAATTGGTACTTTGTTCTTGTATAGTTCTTTCATTGCTTTGAAAGTATTCAAAGAATCTGTATTGTAAAATGCATTTTCATCTCTAATCCAAGCCATAGCAATTTCCATTTCTATATCTTTACCTTTTAATATACATCCTAACATTCCTTGTTCTGCTTCTATATTATGAGGCATTACTCTTACGTTACTAATGTGTTCACTTATATCTTTCATTTTCTCTCCTTAAAATAAACCTATTTGATCATTAGGTTCATAGTTTATTATTAAATATTCTTTCCTCTCTTTATTTCTATTCTCATCTGTAGCACCTTGATATTTTAAATCAATTACTCTACAATCATACTCTTTATATAGATCATAAACCTCTTCTCTGAAGTCATAAGAGACCATGAACTTACCACCATTTTCATGTATTTTATCAACTTTTTCTTTTAATCTGATATGATCTTCAGCATTAAAATTATGTTGATAGTAATCTCCTTTATCTGTTGCTATAAAATAAGGAGGGTCAAGATACCAAAAATCATTTTCTTTTGGTTTATACCTATCTATAAGATCTTCAAAGTCTAAGTTTTCTATAGTTGCACCATTTATTTTAGACCTAGAATATTCAAACTCTTTCATCCAATTTTTATTCCAATCTTTTACCATTGACATAGGTGTATGAATTAGTTTATTAAAACTATGTCTTATACAATAAAAATACTTAGCTGCTCTTAAAGGGTCAGGTATATTTATTTCTTGTTTTTCTTTTATTTCAGTACGAAACCCATCGAATAATTCTCTAGATTTAGGTAACCAATTTAAATAATATACTAATTTATCTAAATCGTGTATTATACAATTGTATAAATTAACTATATTATTATCTTTGTCATTTAGAACATTCCACTCTGCTTTTTCTTTTCTAAAAAACATAGATAAACCACCAGAAAATACTTCGAAATACCTATGGTGAGGAGGTATAAGAGGAACAAATTGTTTGCTCAACATATACTTCCCACCATAATAAGGTATTACAATAGGGCAATCGTACCAATCAAGAGATGGCAACTTTAGCCTCTTTGTATGCTAACTTCTTAATCTTAGGATACAACCTCTGTTCTAATCCATGAGTAGAATCAAGATCTCTGTTCATATGATGAGTTAAAACATTAGTTCCTACATTAAACAAATCCCAAAATGTTTTAGGTTTATCTATAATAACTTTATCTGTAACTAATGTATTAGCATAATCTGGAAACATCTTCATCATTTCAATCAAATGATTCTCTTGAAACTTCGTTTCTGCAAGTATTGGAAATTCTTCTTTAAAAACAAGTTTTGTTTTATCTATTGTTTCTTCGATCACATTACTAATATCATCAAGAGATATATTAGACTTAATGTGTTTGTTTTTGTATTTACTTGCAACAAGTCCAACTACCATACCATTAAGACATATTAGTCTAAATGCGCCTGCTAAGATATTTAGACCAACAGTTCCATTATAACTATTCATGATATTGATTTCAGGAGTCATCTCATCTTTACTTGACATCTTTACAACTTCTTTTGGAAAATTCCAACTAAATTGTGTCTTTGCACCACCATTTAATACATTAACTTCTTTAGGTTTACCACCTAATTTTTTGATAAGTGGTTCTGCTATATTCATAATAGTCTCATTTTTCACAAGTTTATAACTATTAGTCATACAACTAAGAACTTTACCGTTATCTTCTCTTACTATAAACTTATACCCTGTTGACATTTCTCTAACACTGGTACCATTACCTTTGTTTTTACTAGTTTCTTCCCAATAAGCTGGTACTTCTTTTACTGGAAACATTGCATTTTGTAACATATTATTCTCCTTTTAGTTTTTCTCTCATTATATCAAAAGCAACTATTAATAACACAAATCCAAATGCTATTAAAGCTATTGATACACTTAATAAAAATAAACTTCCTATCCATTCTGCTAATGTTAATATTACCATCATACTTCTCTCCTTTGTTTTTTAGTTAATAAACTCCCCTAACATAGCGCCAACTATTTGTCATCGATTTTTTAAAATCAATTATTTAGGGGAGTCTAATTTATTGTATTATTGGTGGTGTAGAACCTAATCTCTTTCTTTCGTTTTCTACTATGGTATCATGATTTTTATCTGAATTAGATATTACTGTTCTTAGATAAGCAAATCCTTTACCATGTTCAAAGCTTCTATTATTGTAATAAGTTTCTATACCATAATCTATTAATTGATCTCTGCATTCTTTAATACCAAAAAGAAATTTATGAAACTCATATCTACTATCTGAAGGAACATTATTTATTATTAGTTTAGCAATTCTAGTTATTTGCTCTCTTGTTCTTTTGTTTCTTACTTTTAGTAGATCTCTTATATCTAAACTAATATTTCTATTAGATTTAGATTGGTATCCACAAGCAGGGCACTTATTCATTGTTATCCTTACACTCTTCACATTCTTCTCTCTTTTTTCCATAAGAAGGAAAACTATTGTAATGCTTTACAAGTAATTCTCCTTTTCTTTTTTGCTTTAGATTCTTCATTGTAGCTTTATCTTGTTCCCAACATCTATTGCATTTAGAACAGAATTTTATTTTTTTGTCTGCTCTTTTAGCATCATTATTACATTTTTTATAATCAGGAACTACTGTTTCAAAACTAGTTTTATCAAGAATCCACTTCATATCTCAAGTCCTTTATCACATAGTTCTATAACTTCTTTAAATTTTTCTTCTGAATCAAGATCATCATAAGAAATTATTTCTAATATATTTATAAGAACTTGTTGATATTGTAGATTTTTATCTTCTAACTCGTCTTCTATTGAAGATATAAAAGGTTTATTGTTGCTTTTGTTATCTTTTCCTTTATAATGTGCTATCATAATGTCTCCTATATAATTTTAACTTCTGTTGTACATGCCCATCTATGTTTACCTAAATAGAATTGTTTCTCTTCTTCATTTCTTATCTTAGTTACAAGAACAGATGTTGATACATTACTATGACTTAAAACTACTGCTTCTTGACCTGATTGTGTACTAATTAATTTGCCCGGTTCTACATTTTTTATATGTTCATAACCTTTGGAGCATTTTAATTTAGGATTATCAATCAGAGCAAGTTTTGCAAGTTTGTCCGCCATTTCTTTTTTCTTCTTCAGTTTTGTTATTGATTTCATTTTGTCCTCCAAACATTTTTCTTACTTTTTCTAATTCATCTATAATAAATATAGCTTGATTATATATATTCTGATCTACATCTTCAGAACATCTTAAACAAAATAATATAAGCTCTACTTCTCTTAAATTATCAAAAGCAAGTGCTGGTCTTTTATCTTTAGCGTTTGTATTTATCATTTGTCTCTCCAGAGAGTGAGGGTGATGCCGAGAGAGAAGAGACAGGACTTTGAAGATAATATAACACCACCCTCGCCTGTAAATTACTTATATATATTGTATAAATACAAGTATTCTCTCTCGACAAATTAACTATTTAGAATGGTACGTCATCATCAACTTCTTCTTGTGATAATTCTTCACCACCATCCCATAGAACTACTTCTTTTGCTTTTAAAGTTGTTCTCTTTTCTTGTTGATCTGCTGGAAGATCTTTAGTATCTCTAGTTATATAACTGTGTGTTTCTAAAGTTATAATAACTGGTTTACCAACAACATCTTCTTCTTCAATCAAAACAAGTTTCTTTTTTCCATTTACTTCTTCTAGTTCAATACCAAGACCTTCAAGTAATTTAAAGTATCTGCTATTTTTATTTGCTGAAGAAGTATCAGTAAAGATAAAGAAACCATTGTCATAGAATTTCTTTCCGGGTAAATGTTCACACTTTATTTCTGTTTGAACGCCAGTTTCATCTGTAATAGGTATTCTTTCACCTTTTACATCTAATCTGTATTTGTACCCATCCATTTCCCATAACAATTGAGTTTCATCAGCAGCTTCATCAGCTAATTGATAACTCATGTTTACGATGATTGCCTCACCAGCTCTAGTATTTACTTCTTTTGTTTGCAAAGAAACAATGTGAGCCGGATATTTACCTTCTTCTGTTGGTATAAACTCAGGTCTGTCTGAAACTTCAAACATTACATCTAGTTCTTGCGCCATTCTTAAACTCCTTTTGGTTTTGTTATTGTGTATTTTTCCATTAGTTTTTGATACTCAGCTTGAAACTCTTTCATTTCTCCAGTTGGTTTTACTTTACTACCACCACGAAAATACAATCTGGGTGATACATAAACATTATCTGATATTCTAAAATACCTTTCTGTTGTAGTTTTTTTTGTAGAAACTGTTCCAGATTTGGTAAGTGCTTTTTCAGCTGACTTTGATAATTGACCAGATTCTCTCAATCTTTTCAAATCATCTTGTTTTATTTTTCCCATATTACTCTCCTTTTTCTTTTAAAGAATCTCTTTCTCGTTTTAGTTTAGATAATGATCCGTTAAAGTTTGCTGTATTTAGCAATTGATCTTTAATTAAATCATGTATTCTTTTCATTTTATCTTCACTTATTTCAGAAGCAACTAGAAGTATTTCTTGCTTTTGATCATCAGATAGTTCAAGATCTTCTATTTGATTTCTGTATACATCATCTGCGATATTCATATACATATTAAAAGCTTTTTTAATACAATCCGTATTGGCTGCTTTAACATCATTTCCAATATCTACAAATTCACCTGTTGCTCTTTTTGTTTGAAGTCTGTGAGCTGCTACCATGTCACCAGTTCTCCAAATACCTTCATCATACCATTTCAATCTACCATGAACAACATAAGCTGCTCCACTTAGATTTTCTGATTTTAATATTTCCCAAGACCATCCGGGAAATTCTTTGTCTGCTATTTCTCTCATGTATGAATATTCTACATAATCTGCACCAGCTTTTTGTTTAATAAAAGGTTTTGGTGTTTTCATAAATGATACTTTCTTGTGTTTTATTGTTATTGCTTTTCTAATATCGTCTACATTAGACAGGGATACTTGATCTGTAATAACAGTTGCGTTGTTTTCCATTTGTTTTCCTTGTTTATTTTCTTATTGTTGATGGACAGATTTCACTATATTGACAATACTTACATTCCCAATCTTCAAAAGGAACACCATAAGATATACCAGCTTCTAATAGATCAGAGTTTTCAAAGTTTTCTCCAGTATCTTCTAGTATTTCATTTAGTTCTTTCCAGTATGTTTCAGCATTTTTAATGTATTCATTGCTTACAATTTGCTCTCTCATTAAAGAAGTATTTTTGTTATACCATATTAGAAACATATTAATTCTAACATTTTCTTCAAACTCTTCTTTTATTGCAAGAGCATAACTACCTAATTGTAATTTATAGTTAGTATCTGTTGTTGCGACTCGGTTTTCTTTCCGGCCAAACTTTGTTGTCCATTTGTAAGCTGCAACTGTTTTGAAATCATAAAGATTAAATTCAGTTACTTCTCCATCTGTAAACAAAGCTTCTCCAACATCATAAGTACCTACTAAATTATATTCTGGAACAGATATTTTTTGCTCTGAATATAATTGTACAGCATTAGTTGGTTGAAGTTTTTCTTGTTGTTCTTGTATTATCTCATTTTTCCAATTAACTGCTTCTTCTATATCACTATGTGTAATAGTTCCAAGTCTAAGCAATCTTAAAGATTTATCATCCATTTCTTTTCTATCATACCCAAAGAAGTTATACATCTGCTTTCTATAACAACTACCAGCAGACGATGCATGAAACTCTTCAGAATCTCTTGCTCTTTGTTTATTTAGATGACTAAGATAATCTGTGTATACTTTGATTAGATCCATATTCTCTCCCTATGGTTACTTAAATTTAATAATATCAATACTTAGAGTCAATCAAAAATGTAAGAGTGTCCGGCTTTTATCTACGCATCGTAAATCTCACACACTCGGTTTTATTAGTGTTGGCTTCAACTCTTACATTTTATTCACATACCAATTACTTTAGTTTAGTTCGTAACCATTTTACAAATCCATAAGTATCTGCGTGATCTTTAGATCCAATGTTAAATGTAGTTGGCTCATCTAGTTTCCAAAACTCTGAAGGTCTAAGATATTCCGGATCATAAAGAGTTGTTCGTTTCCAATCGTACAGAGTAATAATTGTATTAGTTTCTGTATTTTTAAACCAATACTCTCTAGATACTTTATATCCATCTCCATCAATACCATATCCAAATTTAGAGGTTACTTCATAAGGTATAAGTTCACACGATCTTGCAAAACTTGTTCCTTCTGTATCACTTCGATTAACATTATCTTGAAAAATATCAATAAGATAAAAAGGTTCATTTATTTTGTACACTTCCATATCTTTATACAATTGTTTTTCAAGTTCTTTTGTTCTACCACAACTAAGTAATACAATGTATTTACTAATTGGATTAGGCTTATATCCTGATATTAGTCCTTGCCTGCTCATTGTTGTCTCCTTATTTATTGTTCTGTTACTGTATACCAGTATTTTTCTCCACAATCATCATCCCACGCACTAACTTCTGATAAGAAAAGATCTCCATGTAAGTGACAATAATGAACGTCTTTTGCATTTATCTTCTTGTAGTATCCTATTCTAAGAACTCTTGTTCCATCGAAAGATGAAGTGAACTTTATTTCTTTGTATCCTTTTATCATCAATAGTAATTTGATTTTATCTTCCATATGATATATAGAATCTTTTACAAGTTCTGCATTTTTTTCATCAGTATTTACAGGAATTACAGGAGAAACAAGTCTCTTTGTTACTGAACATTTTCTTTTTTCTACTGTTTTTAATAAACCGTCTTTCTTCAATCCATTTACTCTTCCACTTACAGCACTTACATCGAATCCAGTAAGAGATGAAATTTCTCTCAATGAAATACCATTGAATATATTTTCAACTCTATCACAATGAGATTTTACAGTATAAAGTATTTTATCTCTTTGTGTTTTCATTGTTCCTTCTTCATTAATTTCTTTGTATGCGATTTTACTAGTTGTTGTTACCATTGTAATCCTCTCTTTTTTTAGCATTGGAATGTTTAATATTATCTAACAATTGATTTTTAAGACTATCAAGAACGAAAAATTTTTCTATAATAATCAATAATCTTTTATAAGCTGATCCTTTATATTTTAAATTTCCGTTGTTATATGATTTTATATAACTTTTTACCACTTCCATTTTCTTATCGTATTTTTTATTTCTCATTTTGTGTTCCTTTTTGTTTTTGTTTTATTATATATTTTATCTTTCATACCAAGTCCTATCGCTATCCACATTATTATTCCTAATGCATATTTTAATTCAATCATTTGTACCTTTCCTCTATTTTATCTTGTAAATCAGTAATCTCATCTACTATTCCAGCAGCTTCAGCTTGCAAAGAATTAGCAGAATAAAATAATTCATTTATTGCATCTTCATATCTTACTATTTCCTCTGATAGACTTGCTATTTCTTTTATAATATTAGTATAAGAAATAGTTTTTTTATTATTACAAAATGTTTCACCATACAAATCTATTAGAGATTCTTTTGCACTAAATTCTTTAAGATTTCTTTCTTCTTTTTTGTTTCTCTCTATTTGTTCTATTATATTTTTTTCTGTGTTATTTTTCATTTTTTTCTATATCCTTTGTTAGTAATTCAATTTGATTTGCTATTTCTTGCATTGCTTCAAGCCTACCAAGTAAGTAAGCAACATGTTCACCTGAATCTATTTCTATTTCTTCTGGTTTCTCAATGTTGTAGGTATCTTCTAATTCATATGCAACATCCCATACTATATTATTTACTAAAGTATCTACTCTTTCAAGAGCTTCTTTAGCTTTAAAATTACTTATCTTCATGTTTTTCTCCTTTGTTTAGTTCATCAAATCCAAGAGCAAATTTGAGAGACTCTATTCTACCAATACATTGATTTACTTGATTTTGTTGTTGATTTCTTACAAAATATTCTTTCATACTTAACTCTTTCTCTAATGCAATTATTAATTCATCTTTTGTTTTTACTTTTAACATTATTTATCCTTTTTTTTATTATTAATCTTATTACCTGCGCTAACGAGTTACTCATAATAACTAGTTCCATTATGGTGTAGCGAAAACCATAAGTATGTTGCTATCATAAACGCAGGTGGTTGAACACTCGTCAACTTTTTCTTTTAATTATTTCTATTGTTCTATCAATAGTGTCTAACATTATTTCACGAGCTTCCACATCACCTCTAACGTGGTCAAACTTGGTTTTCATATCTTTTATAATGTCTTTGATATGTTTTAAATTTTTAATTACTTCTTCATCGAACATAATAGTAGTTTCTTTCATATGTTCGCAGGTGACACAATAGCAACCCAACTCTGGAAACTGATGAGCGTGATTAATTTCAGGGTCACCACAAGAACACTCATGAAGTTCATGTTTTTCTTTATGCTCTTGCCATTCTGTACTATACATAATATCAGTCATGTTATCTCCTATTGTTGTTAATTAAAAAAGGCAAGACATTCTTAGCCATTGCGATTCGGAATCCCTGTATCAAATATATCCGTAACTAATTATCAATTAATGAGCGACCTTGCCTTTACTAAAATTAATATTTCTTGCACTGCTGACTTCCGAGGTAAAGTAGAACTGCGGAGTCCTTATACATTACAATCAACAGCGCAAGTAAAATCTTACGTTTATACCCAAGTTATCTTAAAATTACTATATATATACATAAACTATCTACGTATCTGTTTGCATACAATATAGGCTACTACTAGACACAAACACTACTACTAGACAAGTTAATTATGCTAGTTGTTAATATAAAAAGTAAAGGGAGTTACTCTACTTAGTATTTCACTCCCAATCTTTTACAGATTAACTTTTACTGATTCGACTTTTTCTTCTGTCAAGATACTTTCATATCCATGATCAACAAGATGCTCATTGTATGCTCTAATTCTAGCATTGTATTCACGAGTAAGATCGCTTATACTAGGAACACGCATACCAAAAGCTCTGTTCCAACCTGACTTCATTGGAGCTTGCATAATAGCATCAAGGTAAGTATCTGTACACTTCTGAATTTTATCCTTAACACTTTGTGGTACTGGTTTAGTCATAATATTCTCCTTATTTAGACTATGTTAATTTAATTATCAAAATAATAATCAAATAAAAATCAAAAATAACTAAAAAGTTATTTAGCAAATCCCCCATATAGGGGGTATATATAGGGAAAAAGGCTACTTATCAAAATCGTGTAATTTTTTTAGTAAATAACTGGGGTTTGTACTTGTTTTTAGGTTGACCTATCACTTAACTTAATGGGTGGTTGGGTAGGGATTAATAAATGTATGGAGATAATAATATGAATAAACAGATTGTAAAGTTAATAGAATCAAGATTAAATCATGGTAAAAGGGAGTACAATCAAGAACTAAATCCTTTTGATGGTCGAGTTTGGGAATTAGAAGCTTTAGAAGAAATATTAGATGGTATGGTATATACCGCTACTGCTATATTAAAAATTATAAAACAAAAAGAGTTAAAAAATGGCAAACTTAATCGAAGGAATATCAACTCTACCTATAGAAAAACAAAAACAAGTATTAAGTAGTTTAACAAAAAAAATGGTTGCTATAGAAATAGATAACGAAATGTTTTTAGTGCCAGAAGAAATAAGCGATTTAATTGATAGTCTATCAGAACAAATATTAGTATTAACAGATAAATTAATATGGAAAGTAGAAGAATAAAAAACATAGAACATTTTGTTTACGACGATATAGAAGAGTTTAAAAAACATCATCCTAATACAATAGTGCATCCTGATTGGAGAAAAGGAGAAGAAGGAAGTTGGGTATATAGTGATGATGATAGAATTGTTCAATTATTAAAAGTTAAAAAAATGGTAAGTCACCATTCAGATACAAAAAATTACAAATATGCAGATGGTTGGGTTCGTACTATTGTAGGTAGTTTTATTAACAAAAAGTCTACTAAAATGGATACAGATTTTTCTAGTCATCCTAATAGATATACATTTTCTAAAACAATAAAAAACACTTCCGAAAGAGTACATAAAAGAACTAAAATCACCAATAAAGAAAAAGACTTTGCTACAAATGTTGTTGTAGGTATGGGAGCTATAAATGCTTACAAGAATGCATTCAAAGAAGAGTCTAGTCAAAAAGCTAGAAAAAAAGCTACTATATTATTAAAACAGGAAAGGGTAATGGAAGAAATACAAAAATCAGTGCTTGACGTTGCAAAAGGTTTAGGAGTAGATCACGAATATATATTAAGTAAATTAAAACATCTTGCTGATTACAGTGAAGATGATAATATAATTTTACAATCTGCAAAAGAATTAGGTAAGATAATAGGAACATCAAATAATAATATCAAACAAAAAGAGGTAGGTCTAATGGGTGTTTTTCAAGGGTTTTCACAAGAACAACTAGAAGGTGCATCTAGAGATCAAAAACAAATCGAAGGAGAAACAAAATGATATGCCCCTATTGTAAATCGTCACATACAAGAAAAAATGGCACAATAAAACCAAATAGTATAAGTCATGTTAGAGATGGGAAAATAGTAGCTCACCCTAAACAGCAATATCATTGCAAAAATTGTGGAAAAAATTTTTCTATAACGTATGAAGAATTAGAAAAAACTCCTTATGCAAATAATAGAGATGTAGAACCCGGAGATGTTTTAAGTATAGACAGTAAAAAAACATTAAGAATACATGGATTAACAGACGTTCATGTAGGTGCAGTAGAATTTGATAGTGAAAAATTTCACAAAGCAGTTCAAATGATTGCTGAAGATAAAAATGCTAGATGGTTTGGAAATGGAGATTTATTAGAACTTATACCTCCTAATTATAAAATTAGTCAAGATGGTCAAGACATACCACCTGATGAACAATACTTAGAGTTTATAAGATTAATAGAACCAATTAAAGATAAGTGCTTATTTATTCGAGGAGGAAACCACGATTATATTAGATCATTTAATATACTAAACTTTGATGTATGTAAAGTCCTTGCTGAAGCAATGGAAGTTCCTTACTTTAGAATGCCGGGTTATACTCAAATAAATATAAAAGATAAAACATATAAGCTTGTTAGTGGTCATGGTAAAGGTGGAGGTAAGAACGGAGATATAGAATTAGATAAAATGGCTGCAGTTTATAGTGAGGGAGATGTATTTTTCTTAGGACACAACCATCAATTGTATGTAAAACCTATGCATAGTTTTGTTGTAAGTAAAGATAGTATGGAAGAAGAAAGAAAAAAATGGTATATAAGAGGTGGATCTTTTCTTAAATATGCTGATTATGCTAGATATTCTTTTTATCCATTAGCTAGAACTGGATGGGTAACAATGGAATTTTCAGAAAAGGGGGTAGAATGTTGGGAGAATTAAAAAAACCTATAGATGATGTACCTAATAAACTAGAACTAGATGAAGCTATTATTTATTTAAAAAAATTAGATAAAATGATTTCTCAAGATTTTATTCTTTATAATATGAGTTCTACTACATACTATAATATAAAACGTATACAAAAAATTATAAGGATGTTAGAAGTGCCTAAAAAAATAAAGGAAAAAGCATGAAAAAGAAAAATACAATTACAAAACACGATTTAAAAAGATCTATAAAAAGTATATACCAACAATTAAGTTTTGTTACAGAAAGACTTCGAGTTACAGAAACATTATTTAATGATTTTATAGAAATGGAAAAATTAGAAGATAAATTTAAAGATCACTTAGATGGCAAATATAAACAGCCAGAACGTAAACAAAGCTGAAGAAGCTTTACAATTAGCGTATAAAGATCTTATATCTTTTGGTAAATTATTTTTACCAGATGATTTTATGAGATCAGAAACTCCTTTTTTTCATTACGAGATTGCAGATGCAATAGACGATAAAGAAGTAAAACAAACTGCAATTATTGTTCCTAGAGGTCATGGTAAAACAGTCCTTACTAAAGCATCTATTATAAAAGATTTTGTATTTGCTACAAAAGATAATTTTTTATTTTATGCTTGGGTATCTGCTACACAAAAATTAAGTGTAGGTAACATGGATTACATTAAATATCACTTAGAAAATAATGATTCAATACGATATTATTTTGGACAAATGAAAGGAAAGAAATGGACAGAAGAAGATATAGAGTTGGCAAATGGATGCAAACTTATAAGTAAGTCTAATGTAGCAGGTATTCGTGGTGGTGCAAAATTACATAAAAGATATGACCTTATTGTATTAGATGATTTTGAACATGAAAACAATACAATAACAAAAGAAGCTAGAGATAAAAATGCAAACTTAGTTACTGCAGTTGTTTATCCTGCTATTGAACCACACACAGGAAGATTAAGAGTAAATGGTACTCCAGTTCATTATGATTCTTTTATTAATCATTTAATAAACAAGCATGCTAAAGCAAAAAAAGAAAACAAAACTTTTGCTTGGAAAGTAATTACATATAAAGCTTTATTAGACGAAACTACTCCATTATGGGAAGGATGGTTTCCATTAACAAAAATAGAAGAAAAGAAAAAATTCTATGCAGATTCTGGACAACCTCAAAAGTTTTATCAAGAATATATGATGGAAGTTCAATCAAAAGAAGATGCAATTTGGAGAAGAGAGCATATAAGATATTGGGATGGTTATTATAAGCACGAAGATGGTGTTAATTATATAATAAAAGATAATCAAGAAATACCAGTTAATACATTTATAGGTTGCGACCCAGCTACAGATATTGATACAAAACATTCTGATTTTAGTGTAATAACAGTTATTGCAATTGATGGTAATAATAATTTATATGCATTAGAATATGAAAGACATAGAAGTATTCCTACCATTGGATCTAAAAATCCAGATACAGGAGAAATACTAGGTAAAAAAGGCGTAGTAGATTTAATACTAGAATTACATGAAAAATACAATTGCACTTCATCAACAGTAGAAGATGTAGCAATGAATAGAAGTATATTTCAAGCTTTGAATGACGAAAGAAGAAGATTAAATAAATTTGGTATATCAGTTATTCCTGAAAAACCCGGTGGAACTCAAAAAAGAAATCGCATATATTCTGGACTTTCTGCACGTTTTAGTACCGGAACTGTCTATTTGCGTAAAAATATGTTTGATTTAATTAATGAAATCCTTACTTTCGGCCCCAAGATGGCTCATGATGACACAATTGAGAGCCTTTATTACGCACAAATTCATGCTTTTCCACCAAACATGAAACAAGATAAAGAAAAAAAATCTTGGTTTAAGAAAAAAAGAAAAGCAAAAAGTTGGTTAATTGCATAGGAAATATTAATGTATAAATTTGGAAAAAAAAGTAAAGAAAGATTAAAGGGAGTAGATCCTAAATTAGTAAAAGTTTTAAATGAATTAATTAAGATAATGGATGTAACTATTATCGAAGGTGTGCGGAGTAAGGAGCGGCAAGAGCAATTATTAGCACAAGGGAAAACTAAAACAAAGTATTCCAAACACATAACAGGAAAAGCTGTTGATCTCGCTCCTTACCCGATAAATTGGGAAGATAGAGAAATGTTTCATTATATGGGTGGAATGTTAAGAGGTATTGGTCAATCTATGGGTTTAAAAATTCGTTGGGGTGGAGATTGGGATTCCGATGGAGATATAAATGATAATAAATTTGACGATTTAGTTCATGTAGAGATAAAGGATTAATAATGGCAAGAGTAACTAAAAAAAATAAAGCACAAGTAAATAAACAAATATGGGATAAAGCAAATAGTTCTCATAGACAAAGATGGCAAACTACTAGTCAAAAAGGATATGATTTTTATCTTAATGAACAATTGACTAAAGAAGAAGTTACTATGTTAGAAGAATCTGGAATGCCAACTTTTACTATTAATAGAATAACTCCTATTATAGAAATAATGAAATACTTTGTTACTGCTAATAATCCTAAATGGAAAGCTGTAGGAGCAACTGGTGATGATGCAGACGTAGCTCAAGTTCATTCAGATATTGCAGATTATTGTTGGTACTTATCTAATGGTAAATCTTTATATAGTCAAATTGCTTTAGATTCATTAACAAAAGGAGTAGGTTACTTTTTAATAGATATTGATAAAGATGCAGATAGAGGAATGGGCGAAGTAAGATTCAATAGAATAAATCCTTATGATGTTTATGTAGATCCTTCTAGTCAAGATTTTTTATATAGAGATGCAAACTTTATACAAATAAGAAAAAACATATCTAGGTCTAGACTTATTAATTTATTTCCAGAATATCAAACTAAAATAAAAAAAGTTACTAAAGGTACAGATGTAGTTTCTTATTCTCAACGAGATGCAGATTTTACAGATAGTATTCAAAGAGAAGATATTACATTTGGTGTAAATGCAGAATCTGAAAATGATGATATAATTCCATATTATGAAACATACTCTAAGAAAAAATTTAAATATAGAAATGTATATATAAAAATAGAACCTTCTGAAGCTCAATTATTAATGTTAAAAGAACAAGTTCAAGAAGAACTAGAAACTTTTAAACAAGAAATAGAAGTTCAATTAATAGAAAAACAAATGCAAATTGAACGACAAGTACAAGAAGGTGAAGTTATTCCTCAAAGAGGTAAGTTAATGATAGAAAATTCTCAAAAAATGGCCGCTCAAGGTATTAGAGAAAGAGAAATGGAACTTATATCTCAAGCAAGAGAAGAAGCTACAATTATAAAAGAACAAGTTTTATCAGAATCTCAATATAAACAATTTGAACAAAATGAAGATTTTAAAAAAAATATAGTAGACTCTATAGAATTTTATGAAAATAGAATTGTAAAAACTTGTAGTGCAGGAGATGATACATTTTTATTTGAACAAGTAATACCTATTAGTGAATATCCAATAATACCTATACCTTATATGTATACTGGAAGTCCTTTTCCAATGAGTGCTGTAACTCCATTAATAGGAAAACAACAAGAAATAAATAAAGCTCATCAGATAATGTTACATAATGCAAACTTATCTTCTAATCTTAGATGGATGTATGAAGAAGGTTCTGTACCTGAAGATGAATGGGAAAAGTATTCTTCAGCTCCGGGAGCATTATTAAAATACAGACAAGGATTTTCACCACCTACTGCAATTCAACCAGCTCCTATTAATAATGCATTTTTTACAGTTGTCCAACAAGGCAAAACAGATGCAGAATATATAAGTGGTGTACCTTCTGCAATGATGGGTTTTTCTCAAGACCAAGCAGAAACGTATAGAGGTTTACTTGCTAATGACGAATTTGGAACAAGAAGATTAAAAGCTTGGATGAATAGTATTGTAGAACCTTCATTAGAGCATGTAGGTAAAGTATTTCAAATGATGGCTCAAAAACATTATAATATTGAAAAAGTATTTAGAATCGTACAACCTAATTCAGATAACAATAATGAGGAAAAAGAAGTAAGAATTAATGTTAGTCTTTATAATGATTATGGCAAAGCAATAGGAAAATATAAGGATTATGCATCAGCTAGGTTTGACGTAAGAATAATAGCCGGTGCAACATTACCATTAAATAGATGGGCATTATTAGAAGAGTATTTTAAATGGTATCAAGCTGGACTTATTGATGATGTAGCAATGTTGTCTGAAACAGATATTAGAAATAAAGAAAAAATTATGGAAAGAAAATCAATGGTATCACAAGCACAAAGTCAATTACAATCTATGCAAGAGATGGTAAAAGAAAAAGATGGAACTATAGAAACATTACAAAGACAATTAGTGCAAGCTGGAATTAAAATGAAAGTAGGTGATGCTAATAATGAAATCCGAAAAGATGTTCTTCAAACTGAAGCTCAACAAAAATATTAAGACAAATGTTAAAAGCTGAGTTTGATAAAATGAAAGAACAATTAGTAGAAGATAAAAAATCAACTAAAAAAGATATAAATCAAAACGAGCAATCTTAAGACTTGTATCTTATGATTTTTATATGCTAAATTAATACAACCTTAAAATAGGAGATAGTATGTCAGAACAAGTAGGTAACGCTGATAAAGCCCCCGAAAGTAACAACGTACAAGATGCCGTCATGGGAATGACATCTGATAATTTTTTTGAAGAATTAGATAATCAGGTCAATGGTGGTATATTAGATAGACCTTCGCAAACAACCTCGGAAAAAAGCCGTAACACGCAGTCGAGCCCTAATGCAGAAGTTCAGAACGAAGTACCTAATAATGAATTAGATACTTTACAAAAAAGGTATAGCGACTCAAGTAGGGAGGCTAAAAGACTAAATGGCAAACTTGCTGAATTAGAACCTTATATGCCAATCCTTGATGCTATGCGAGAAGACCCTAATTTAATTTCTCATGTGAGAAGTTATTTTGAGGGTGGAGGCCAGACCCCACAATCAATGAATGAAAAACTAAATTTAAAAGAAGATTTTGTTTTTGATCCTGATGATGCTTTTTCTCAACCTGATTCTGATTCTGCTAAAGTATTGGGAGCGACAATAGATGGTGTAGTACAGCGTCGACTTTCTAATGTTTTACAAAGTCAAAAGGCTGAAAATGCAAAAATGGCTAAAGAAACTCAATTCAAACAAAAGATGAATATGTCTGATGATGAATGGAGCAACTTTACTGAATTTGCTAAATCAAAGTCTTTAGAACTTGAAGATATATATTACTTAATGAATAGAAAGAATAGGGATGAGCAAATAGCTGATTCTGCAAGACAAGAAATTCATAATAAAATGCGAGAAGTTCAACAACAACCGGGTACACTTGCAACACAAGGTAGTACTCCAGTTGAAAAATCCTCTGATGATTCAGTTTTTGATTCGATTTTAGGTTCTGGTAGTGAAATAGAAAAGGCTTTCAGTATCTAAAAAAATATACTGTCAGCCATAACTCAAAGTAGAGGTATAATATGTCTGACGTTTTCGGAATGGAAACATACGGAGCATCTCCAGACGCAGGTCACAGTGGAACAGCTGTACCGGGAACAGGAGATCTCAGAAGAAGATACAACTTTGGGGATAGGATTTCTGAACTATCAATAGCGCAAGATCCTTTTTTCCGATTTGTATCACAAGTAGCAAAAAAACCTACAGATGATCCTCAGTTCAAATTTACTGAACAGAGACATTCGTATCATAAAAGATATGCATATGTAATGGGATTTGTTAAAAATGGAGTTGATACATTTGATGATTCTGAATTGTTTCAATCAAACGCAGGATCAGCTGTATCAGCAACTGGACAATCTGTTGAACTTTACATGGCTACAGATTATAAATCCGCTGGTAACATTACTAGCATAATTGGTCAATCAGGTACTAGAGTTGATGTTGGTGCAAGTGGAACAAGACCTACTTTTTTCCTTCCGGGGCAAGTAGTTAAAATTCCAATAGCTTCAACAACTGATGGAGTTGCAGATGGTTATCATTTAATGAAAGTGGATAGCGTTACTGATGGTCTTACTAAAGATAGTAAGGAATGTGTAAAGCTTTCTGGTAAGATTGTTAAGTTTGATAGCGCAGGTAATGAACTTGCTTCTTTCTTAACTAATAATTTTACACCCGGTGCTAGTGATGATACTGCTGATAAAGATACTGGTGGTGAAAGAGTTCATAACCAAAATATAGCAACTGGACTTGAACCAATTAGGTCTTATGTTGTGGGTAATGCTCATTCTCAAGGTTCAGGTTATCCTGAAAGTTGGAAAGATCAACCATACTCAAGCGCTGTAGGATTAACTCAGATCTTTAAAACTGCAATGGCAATGGATAATACTACAAGAGCTAGTGTTCTTAAGTATGAACCAAATGAATTTGCAAGAATTTGGAGAACAAAGTTAATCGAGCATAAGTATGACATCGAAACAGCACTATTGTTTGGATCTCAAGCAGAAGTAGATGGAGTTCAGTACACCGAAGGTGCAATTAATTTTGTTACTAATTATGGTAACATTTTTGATGGTTCTGGAATTGGTGGAACTGGTACTAAGTCTCAAGATGACTTTCTTGATGATATGTCTCAATACTTAGATCCTCGTTACAATAATGCAGCTGCTACATTGTTTATGTGTTCAACTGATACTTACAATTGGATGCACAAACTAAGTGGATATTTCTCAGCTAATGTTCAGAAAGTTGCTGGTGTAAGCGATGGAGCTGGAAGAGCTGATTTCCAAATCGCAGGTCGTAAAGGTGTTTATGGACTAGATGTAACACAAGTTTTTACTCCTTATGGTGTAATGAATCTTGTTCGCAATGTTCACCTTGATGGATCTCCAGTTAAAATACTTGCTATGAATATGGCTCAATGTGCATATCGACCATTAGTTGGTAACGGATTGAATCGTGATACTGCAGTATACGTTGGAGTTCAGACTCTTGAAAATAGTGGTGTTGATCGTAGGGTTGACTTAATTCAAACTGAAGCCGGTATGGAGTTTCGGATGCCCGAAGCACATGCTGTCTGGAAATAAGGGGTAAATCATGGCAAAAAATATACCTTTATATGGTCAAAATAAAGATGGCGCTGGATTACTTAAAGCTGGTAATGGTGGTTATGGGCAACACGCAGGGGCTGACCTTGCTGACTCTACAGCTGCTGTAGTTTTAGATTCTAGTGCATTTGGTAAAACTTTTTGGTGTCTTCTTGATGGAGCTACTAAAACAATTACCTTACCTGCTAGTGTTGGAAAAGATGATATTGGTAAACAGATTAAAATCTTGCAAAGAGTAGATTTAGTCGCAAGTGGTGTTCTTACAATATCAACAGGTTCTAGCAATACATGGGCTGCTAATAGTTATGTATTGGGAGTTGGAATTGATGAGTTCCGACCAGCGGAAGCAAATAATACAATCACAATAACTGGAGCTGCTACAAATTCTGCATGGGGTGAAAATTCATCTCTTACAGCAACTGTAGTAGGCGAAGGTGAATATATGGTTGAAATAGATGCTCGAGCTCTTGGTAATGGATCTGATGGAATTGCTTTTTCAACTGTTTAACAAATAAACAATATATGGGGGAGTTTCGGCTCCCCTGTATATAAGGTAAAAATATGGCAGACGTAACAGGTTGTGCAAACATTGAACTAGAAATAGAAGGTATTACTGGGGTAACTGATGCAGATGATAATTTTATAATTTCTGCGCAGAAGTTTGTAGTAGCAAATGTTCCAAAAAATCTAATGAAATGGGCATCTAGTCAATCTGCAGTTATGACAAGTAATGCAGATAATGATGCAGTTTTAAATGTAGATACTATTTTAAGTGTTAAAAGAAATGGTTATCCTTGTAAAGAAATATCTTTAGATGATTTAGTTTGGGCAAATGATGATAATAGTTTAAAAAAAGCAACAATAACACATCCTATTTATGTTGTTTCTGGAGGTAAAATTCAAATACAACCTGAACCAGAAGCTCTTCAAGAAGGTTATTATTATTATGTAGATTATACAAAAGTTGATGATGATTCAGATTTAAGAAATGTAGTAATTAATTACGCTTGTTTTAAAGAATTTGCAAAGTTAATGATGAATAGCGATCTTCAAGGTAATTTTGAAACAACTACAGATGATGCTAATTATTTTGGAGGAACTGAACATTGGATAAATACAGATGAAGATAGTGAAATGTTAATGGCTAGAATACAAACAATACAGGCTCAATTAGGAGAAAAAACTCATTTTGGGCAAATGTCTCAACAACATTATAACCTAGCATTAGCTGAAGTAAAGTCTTACATAGAAAATAATCCCAAAACATTAGAAACTGCAATAGCAATGCAAGGAATGAAACGATGACAGTTTTAGAATTAATGGAAAGAGTAGGTATTAGAGAGGAAACTCTTGCAATTGCATATATAAAAGATGCAATACATTTAATACAGAGTAATACAAAAGAAAAAATTGATATACATAAGCAAGATATTATAAACGCACATGATTCTAATGATAATGTTTATATACTACCAAGAGATTTAATTGCTATAGAAAATGTGAGTATATTAGATACAACTGCAAGTAAGTATAGAAGAATTAAAAGATTAACTGATCAACCACATTATGTAGTAGAGGATACTTCACCATGAGTAGTTATGTAGATAAAGATTATTTTTATTACTTAAGAGGAAGAGAACTTCTTTTATATAAATTATTAGGAAGTAGAAATCAAGATAGAATTACTCAATCAGGTGTGCTACAACAATATGATAATGAACTTGTATATCCTGATGAAGATATTGCAAATGGATTACGAGTAGAGTACACTAGAGTAAGTGAACCTTTTGTATCTGAATCATTAGAAACAACATTGGCATATTCAAGTGGTACTAATATAAGTTTTGGCGGAACTGCTATAACTTCAACTACTGGAAACTTTTGGACAACAACAAGTGGATTTGAAGTAGGTGATAAAATTAGAATAAAAGGTTCATCTAGTAATGATGGAGATTTTACTATATCAACTTTTAGTGGAACAAATGATGTAAATATGGTAGTAAATGAAAATATAATTACTGAAACTTCTGGTCAAAGAATTATTATACAACAAATACCCAAAGAAGTCTCATCTCCTGATTCTACTTCTCATATTAATTTAAATAAAATGTTAAGTCTAGCAGTAGTAGATTACTGTAAAGCAATGATTTCAGATCAAAGAGGAGAAATTGATAAAAAAGAATACTATATGAAAGAATTTTTTGGTAAATTAGCAGATAATGAAAGCAATAAAAGAATTATCTCTGTTGCTTCCCCTATAAATGCTTTTGCAATAAAATAATTTTAATAATGCTCATTCGAGCGGTGGTGGTGGAAAATAAGTAGGTACAAGTTATGGCAGATAACTTAAGAAAATTTACAACCCAAGAAGTATTAAATAAAGTTTATTCAGATTCTTCGGGTAATTCAATTGGCATAAACGCAGCCACATCAAAAGAAACTCTCAACGCAGCTTTAGATACAACAAATAGCAGACTTAATGTTTCATTAGCAGGAGGTACTATTTCTGGAGACGTAACTATTACTGGTGACTTAACTGTTAATGGTGGAGATACAAATGCAGCTTACGATGAAATAGTTAATGGAAACCTTCATGTAAAATCAGATAGTGGTAACTCTACTACAGCATTTTTAGTAGAAAAAAATGATGGAACAGATGTCTTTACTGTAGATACTGATAATGATACCGTAACTGTTAATGGTGATACTCTTTCACTTGTTAAATCTAATGATAATGCTTTTTTAAAAATAGAATCTACTGGTGGTGGTGAAGCAATTTTTGAAATGAGAGCAACTACAAACAAGACAAACCAAATTAGATTTTTTGAAGGAACTACTCAAAGAGGTTCTATTAATTATGCTCATGCATCTCAATCTCTAGCATTTAATACTGGAGATAGTGGAACTCTTGCTCTTACTTTAGATTCTAGTCAAGACGCTATATTTGCCAATACTGCAATTTTTGCAAATAATAAAAGTATTAATTTTTTAAATACAAGTGGAGCTGAAAAATCAATAATTTCATTCGACAACTCAAATATTACTAAAATTGGAGATGCAAGCAGTAGTGGTACATTACAATTAAATTCAGGTGACGCTACATTTGCTAATGCAGTAATGATAAATAGTTCCTCTGCAAACTACGCTGATTTAACAGTTGGAGGAACTGGTGATATAGTTGCTTTACGAGCCAGTAGTGGAACTGCTGGATTCACAATGT